CTTTGGCGCATAAGATTATTATCTACAGCTTCCGTTTGGGCTTGGCTTTGCTTCGCATAATGCGCGTTGCGTTGCTGGACAAACTCAGTCGGAGTCTTGCAAAGTAATAATCCACCAATCTCAATATTGTCCTTAAAGCGACTATTGGGATCGATTAAGAGTTGAAATTTAGGTTGTTCTTCGACTCTAACGGGTTCCCAACCTTCTCTCAGTTTTGCTGAAAGATTGCGAGGATCTGCTACGTTTAGGTTCGAGACACGAATCCATCGATACGAAAAACCAGCCTCTTTGTCAGGCTCAGGGAGCAATTCAGGTTGCGACCACTCTGTAGGTCGCTCATAAGTTGCACGGGTTTCTACATCACGTTTTGTTCTTACTTCAGCCATTTTGGGCCTCCAATTTAGTTAGTTCACGGGCATATTGCTCAGGGGTCAGTCCTAGTTTTTTAGACAAGAGAACTTGCGTTTTGCTCAGACGTACTTTTTTAGGAGACGTACTGCGCGTTGCTGGCGCTACTACCGTGCTAGCTTTTGGTCGATTTTCCTTTACAGGTTCATCTTCCGCGTCGTTAGTATCCTCGAAATTTTCGGGGAATCGTTTACGCATTGTGTTATCAATGCGGTTGTAGTACTCATCAGATCCAGCCGATACACCACTGCGAACTAACTTTTCATGCAATCCTAGAGCAAGACTGGTCATTTCTTCATCTTGACCAAACCAATCATTTCGTTTTTGCCAGCTTACTGCTTTATGATCGGGCGTTGTTACTTGCTGATTATTGCTTTGTACCTCGTTTTTCTCTTCTTGTAAAGCTTTTTGATAAACGTGCTGATAATTCTGCGCTTTATCCATCCGCAAACTAGCTGCGGTCATTTTTTCCTGAGCTTCTAAAAGCTTGTCTGCATCGCCAGATTCATACGCAGACTTGAATTCAGCTTTTGCCATATCCATTTCTCGCGCTGTAGCCTGTTTTACTGTGTCAACATAGGCTGTTTCACCGTTTGAAAGGCGTTCTTTGAGGGTTTTATTCTCATCCATAAACCTTTTTGCAACGCGTACAGCCTCTTGTTGCTCACGTAAAGCAGCTTCTTTGGCTCTACGTTCGTCATGCCAGACCTTTTTAAGCTGTTTTAGCTTGTCTTTAGCTTCTTCTTGGTACTTATCTAGCTCGGTTTCTTCCAATTCCTTAACAACTGATGGATGTAAGTTCTTACGATCACGATCAGCGGGTGGGGTATCGTCTTCAATCTCGATATCTATGTCAGATTTAGCTTCAACTTCAGGTTCTGGTGCTTTTTTCTCTTCTATTTCGTCAGGAAATTCAAATTCTTCCATCTCTTGTTGATTTTCAGCCATTTTTTACTCCTTAAGCGCGTTTAATGCCGCGAGGATCCTGAACTACGGATTCTACGGAATCGTCGTTGATCAATCTGAATTCACGACCATGAATTAAGAGGCGTGTTCCAGCGTTTGGTCTAACAATTACAAAGTCACCCTGCTTACACCAAGGACCCGTAGGGAATCGCTTGTCGTCTTTGTAACAATCAGGCCCCAAATGAACCACGAATAGGACTGTTGCCAGCTTTTCTTCGAAATTAATGGTGTCGCTAGACTTTAATATGCCACTTTCATACTCTTCTTCAGCCTCTGGGATAGCGCATAGGATGCGATATCCTGAAGGAATGGGAAGTTGTCGTGCTTTTTCATCTGCTTCTTTGTTGAGTAATGCTGATAAATCTACCGCCCTACCTAAATCTACTGCCGTTTGGTCACTCATCCGAGTTCTCCACGTTTTTTGCAAGGTCTGCGATAAAAAGACGGGCGGTCAACAGACCTTGAACTTCACCACACATCTTTTGGTAGTCGGAATAGTCTTTAGCTGCTCCTGTACCAAGGGATTCCTGCAATCGTTGAACTTTGTCATCTATCTTTTCAGTTAAATGATTAAGCGCTTTTTCTAACATCGTTAACCTCTATTCGTTTGTTTGGACATCATTTGGTTGTGCTTGGCAATATCCACTCCAAGTTTGTTTGCTTCCGTTGTTGATTTAGACATAAGTCTTGCAGCTTCAATTTCGCGTTGAATTTGTAGATCTGCATTGTCTTTTTGTGCTTTAGCGTTTATTTGCATTCCCGCTATACGTTCTTGTGATGCGATTCTTTCTTGCTCAATAGCCATTTGTTGTGCTTTAGCCTGCGCATCAGACTGTGCTTTCATTTGCTTAGTTTGAGCTTCTTGAGCCTTGATTTGTAATTCCGCTTGCTGAATTTGAATCAATGGATCTTGTGCTGCTTGTTGTGCTTGTTGCGCTGCAACAGCCGTCTTGTCAATTTGCAATAATTTCTGTGCTGCGGGCGCGGCTAATCTAGCAATCTGAAGTTCTATCTCTTCTGGTAATTCATAGTCTTCTTCTTCGCTATAAGGAATTGGAACGCCAATCATTTCTTCCATCTGTCTACGATATGCGTAACCTAAATGCTCTTGAATGTGAGCCATTAAAGAATTCATAATCATTTGAGCTTGTGGGTTTTGACCAATCGTTTGCATGATTTTTGGATCTTGCATTAGCGCTAGATGCACTGCAATATGAGCATCGTGATCTTGATATAAGAAAGCCTTTAATGGTTTACCCTTAAGGTTATCCATGTTCTCCGTAATTGGATCGCGTGGTTTTTGATCGTCTGGCAAAGGTACCAACTTAGCTGCGTCCTTGATTCCTAAAACATCTAACATCTGGCGATGCAACAAAGGCATGTTGTAAAGTTGTGGCGCTGATTGAGCTAATTGAAGAGCAGCTTGATACTGCATAATCTTTTGGCTCATCGTAGCTGCATTTGGATCGGATACTGGAATAACTTCTACATCGTCATAGTCCGATTTCTTAGCCTTACGGTCACCTTCTGCTGGGTCATATGAATACTCTTCAGGGGTGTAATCTGCAATAATAGTCTTTAGTAACTTAAACTCACGCTTCATTGAATAATGAATACGGGCTTGTACGGCAGACATCACTTTTAAAGTTCTTTCCAGAATAGCAAGGGTTGTTCCTACCGGGGTATTCCCTGACATATCTGCAACTTTAAGATCGGCAGCAGAAGCAAATCTGCGGCCTTCATCTACGATCTTATCTAACAACCCAGCCAGAACCATTGATGGCTCTTTGTACGGCAGGGTCATAATGTTGTCTTTCATCGTACCGCTTGGTACATCAACGTCGCGGAATTCTCCGGGCGCTATCGGTGTGTCGTCTCCTTTAACACGCAAGCCACGGGTCTTAAAGCCACCCGGCAGGTTTGAAAGTGACCCTGCATCAACAAGCTGGCGGAGGATACTAGTGCCTGACTTAGCAAAAGCCCCGATAAGATGAATGAGACCAAAACAATAAAAGCCAAAACCGGGAATATAGCCGTAATGAACAAAGTGCTGACGTTTCTTATGAGTTTCATCATCTGGGTTCCAATTTCTCCTGATTGCCAAAACTGAATTGCTACCTTTTTCAATGGTTACAACATAAGGTAAAGCAATCCCTGTAGGTTCTCCATCTTCATCTTCATGCTCGTAACCTTCTAAGTCAAGGTCAACGTGCATTTCCAAAACTTTAAATCTGTCATCTGAAGTCGCTCTAAAACCAAGCTTCTCTGCAATTTTCTTTTCTACTTCATCTAATACGTTGTCTGGTTCACCTAAGTCTATGTCGCGGTAAAATCCGGCAACTTGAAGTTTGCGTAGTTCATTTTCGCTTTTGCGCATAACGTGGGTAACACGCTCTGCTGATTCAAGACTGGAGGCGCCATAAGGAACCACCATATCTTCAGCAGGAACATACATAGCGACTTGCCGTTGAAGACTTGGATCGTAATAGATTTTCTTAAATGCGTTACCTGCAATACCCAAGCCCCAGAGTAAACGCTCTTGCTCAGGACGATATTCCTGCATTACGTCTGTTAACTGGTAGTTCATATCCGCTTGAACACGTTCAGCGGCAGCTTTCTTTTCAGGTGTTTCCTTGCCGATAATCTGAGTCTTTACGGGACCAGAGGCTGGAAACGTTTCCATAATGGTTTCTGATTGGAACTTAACGACTGCTTCAGAAAGCAGTGGGTGATAAACACCACAGGCTCCGGGCCACGGTTCCATGCGGTCTTCAATCTTCATGCCTAAAAGCTCTAGGCCGTCTACATAAGCCTGAATCCAATCTCTACGCGAGGCGATATCCGAATCAAAATCGCCAATTAAATCTCCAGCAATTTCAGTTAAAGTGCCTTCACTTAAGTACTCCGCTAGGTTAGCGCCAAAGTCTTGATCGCTTTCCTCTTCTGGCTCTAGGGTAATCTCTAACCCATCTATACCAATAGTTAATGATTCTGGATCTTCAACTTCAATATCAATGGCGGGTTCCTGTGATGAATCCATGCCTTCGGGTAGTTGGTATAGTGCTTTTTCAATTGCCATAGTTTTTCCTAGTAATACGCGGTTTTGCGTCTAAAATCAATCGGTTCATCTTCTTCGTCCGTGGGTAAACGGATAAATCCACCCTTTCTAAAACGAATCAGACACATAGTCGAGGAGTCAACTAAGTCATCGTGGTCAGAATTTGGAAAGGCTGCCATCTCTTCAATCACTTCTTCTGCCCACCTTTTTCGAGGCGCCCAGACTTTTCCGGAAGCAAACAAGTCCGTTACCGAATTCATACGCGTGATCTTATCATTACCACGAGTAGGTGTAAACTCTGATACGGGTATACCCATGCGTCTTAACTCAAATATAAGAGGGCTTCCTGAAGCTTTCGCCTCTACGATAAACGCATCGGGTTCCCATTCCTTATACATTTGATAGGCTCTTTCCTTTAATTCAGGGAATTCTAGCCGTTCTTTAAAGGCGTCCAAAAGAATAACGTGGGCATCATTTTCGTTTTCATTCATAAAGAAAACACCCCAAGTTGTACAGGCTGAATAGTCTGAACGCTCATTCTTGGTAAAGGCGGTGTCCCAACCTTGGATAATAAACTCGCATTTTGGTGGTCTTTCATTCTCCCAGACTTTCCACCATTCCCGTTTAACTAATGCGCCCTCTTCTGAGGTCGGCTGTTGTTGGTACTGGGCGTTCCACTTGGCAACTGGTAGTTCTTCCTTTAAGGCGAGGAGTTCTGGCAAAGGCCAAAAGGCTGGCCACAAAGGCTCATGGTTTGGCAATATTGCAGGAAAGTCAATTACTTCCCATTCGTCGCCATCTCTTTCAATTGATGCTTGGAGGATTTTCCCCGTTAAATCCCGCTTACTCCAGCGGGTCATTACGATAACAATCGCACCCCCTGGTTGAAGACGCTGTCTTGGACCAGACGAATACCACTCATAAACTTTATCGTAAACCTCTGGATTTGTGGCTGCTATCGCCGCCTCTTGTTCCGAGTGAGGATCGTCAATAATGAGCAAATCCGCTCCTTTACCCGTAACAGTACCGCCAACGCCAATAGCAAAGTAGTCCCCGCCGCCAGAAGTACCCCAGCGCCCAGCAGCCTTACTATCAGATTTAAGAGAGACATTTGGGAATATCTTTGCATACTGATCACTTCCTACCAAGTTACGAACTTTACGACCAAAGCCCACAGCGAGTTCAGCCGTGTTCGAGCATTGGATAACTTTTCTGTCAGGATATCTGCCCAGATACCACGCAGGAAGCAAGTAACTAGCAAATTCAGACTTAGTATGACGGGGAGGCATATTAATAATAAGACGCTTGCAAGTTCCATTGGCTATCTCCTCAAATTTATTTGCCATTACCTTGTGGTGGGCGCCATTAATGAATCCGGGCCACATTTGGCGGGTGTATGTCATAAAGTCTTTTTGGGATTTTTCCCGCCCTAAAGATGAAATATAGTCTTTAGCAAACTCATAGAACGCATCTTGTTCTAACTCAGGTAGCTGGTTAACGATACTTTCTATGTCCATTACTCGATATTCCTAATCCTAATATAAGACGGTCTAATGCTTCTCGCCCGATTAGGAAGACTCTTGCAGTGTCCTAAATCACATAACTGTTTCATAGCACGATGCACATTGCCCCGCCCTCTGTCACCAGTAAACTTCATAATGTCATCTATAGAGGGAGCAAACCCAAACTTTCTCCACCATTCGTCTATAGCCATATAGATCTGCTTTTGCTTCTCGGTCATTCTTTACACCGCTTAATTAAGGCTTCCGTATGAAGCTCGGCAGAGGCTTGGTTTCCAGCTTCCATTTTCTGATGTAGGTTCAACATTAAGCTAACAAACGATAGTTCATCTAACAAATCTATGTAGAGAGTCTGTAACTCATCATAAGACATATCGTTGTAATTTATCAAAATATACCCCCTACCCTTTTTCACCAGAAATGATGACGGGGGGGTCTCGTCTGTAAATATTTACAGATGCATCCCCAGAATTTGTACCCCCCTCCCCCTCTTGTTTCCAATCGGTATGGGGGACATCGTCTAGATCTGCTATTGGCTTGTCTGGAATACTATGTGTATTCTGAGCGGTACTATTTTTTAAAAAGGGGGTGTCGGGAGTGGGTGGGGCAGCGGGTTCAGCCTTACGCTTAAGGGCTGGCTTTGAGATCAGGGCGAGCAATTCGTCCGCATCATCCATCCCGCTAGCATCTATCGTCCGCATATTGTCCGCAATCGCCCGCTTAAGTTGCGCCATCATATCGGCTCGAGCGGTGTCGCTATCCTTGATGACTCTTTGCTCGCTGATGTGTAGGAATGCATCCACGCCAGCAACTGTGCCAAGCGCTTTCAACGCAGTGAGTCTAGATGCGGGGGGATTCTCCTCGTTAAGCGCCTCTTTTGTTAGTTGCGATACGACCAATGCCCTCAATTGAGCGGTTGTATGCGATGTTTGGAACGCAATAGCCCTTTTTATAGCCTCTATTTCCAATTGTATTACCTCATTGCCTTTTAGCTTGCTTGCCCGATTCCCAGCGACCTTTGGTTTCACAGGTGTCTTGCCTTTCCTATATGCCTTACGATAAGCCTCAGCCCCTGTATCTCCATGAGCCACATTCTTAGCAAACTGTTGTTGCTTGTGGGTTAATGCTCTCTTCTCAATCCCCATTACATCTTCGAAAGGAACTTGGTCGAGGCTTTCTCTCATTTGCTTTCTTGTTAATCTAGCGATCTTCATGTCTTGGGTATAAGTTGGGAATCTGCAAAATAGGGTAATCATACCATTAACTGTATATCCGTACAGTAAAAAAACGCATTCTCGTGCCTTGCTTTACTTTCCTCTTGTATCTTCTCCTTGTGTATTGCTCTCTACTGCACAAGATAAGCTGACCATTCGGCAATATGGCGGGCTTTTAGTTTTTAGTGGTCGGCAGCAGAACTTCCGGAATCCTGGAAAACCGCCAAAGTTTATTAAGCCCAATGTTTATAAGGGCTTGACCTTTGTGTGATGTAATAACCCCACAGTTCTATCTGTTATTGTACAAATTGCAAAAATTAGATTAAGATCTATCTATGGCATTCAGCCATTACACCTTGAGGAGGGTTAAAGCGTGCGATTCAACAAAGAAAATATGAAAGCTCACATAGTAAAAGAGCTAATTTACCTTGAGAAAAAATGGGGTTTTGACCCCAGAAATGGATACGATCAAGTAAAGGATAGTGATCTTTATCGGGTCATGGCTTACGGAGAATATAAGGCTTTAAAAAATTTGTGGGATGCAATTGAATACAACAACATTGGAGAAGAATAATTATGAACATCACAACAAGCGAGCCAATTTTAGGAATGACCCCAGATTATAAATGGGTCATTGTCATGCCTGATGGTAAGAACTATAAAAAGTCATTCAGTCCAGCGTATGACTTGAAGTTTCTTGATTTTGAACAGGCTAAATATTTTCTATCCAATATGGAATCAAAAAAGAAACATAAGGTAAAAATTAGCCTTGAGATTGAATTAGAGGTTTCAACAGATTATTTTGAGAAGTTATGCGATCAACTCTCTTTGGAGGTTGTTCGTAATTGTTTTAAAAATCACAATCGCACCATTAATTCAGAATCAATGACCATTATCAAGGAGGAAGTATGACTTATAAAAACGAATTTTCGGATTTTGCTTACGATTTGCCCAATTTGGGCGATGGCTGGGAGGATAACTCTTGGCATAACGATTCTTGTCCATCCTTAGACTATCCGCTAGGCGATGGCAAGATGTTGCGCATTTGGTTTCAAGAATCTAACCCTGAAGAGCGGGAATGCGGGGGCAAGCAGTTTGTTTTAGTAATTGGTGAATATGGCGATTCTGATCATCTTATGGAATCGGACGATTTAGACGAAGTTTTAGCTTATATCAAGGATCACAATTTAACTAAGGAAAAATCATGACTACATATGCAATTTTTAGCAGTAAACATGACTCTGAAATATGGGTCAATCTTAAGGTCGGAACGCTCGAAAGCATGGAGACAGTTCGGGAATTAGTTATAGAAGAGATGAACAACGATCCAAGCCTTGAGCGTGGATATGTTGAATCCTATCCATTCTTTCAAGCTGATTGGGTAGTAATGGGCGGAAGAATAGAGACTCCCTTTGATTTCAATCAGATTTTAGAAGTAGAAAACGATCATGGTACTTTTGAAGAATCAAAACAATTTGAATGCTTTTGGGGTGATGGTTATCGGGCTGACGATAACAAATCTATTCTCGCTTATTACGATCAGGACTTTTTCAATCAAGATCGGGGATATGGGGAAATGGAATGCCACATGATTTCCACTTTAGAAAAAGGCGATAGTTTAGATATTAGCGATGTAAGTGGTCATCATTGGGTAAGGCGGATTAAATGAAAATCTATTACGCACACGCACAGAGTCGGAATTTTGATTTCCAAGCCTTTGGATTGACTTATAACGAGGCGATTAAGACTCTTCATAAAGGGCTTAAGAAACACGCTAAACAATACAACCTAGAGCCGAAATGGTTCGAGGAATGGGCGGATATAAGGGTGGAAGAACTAGAGGGGGGCATAGCTTATCGAGATCGCTCGCCACTATAAGCAAGTCTGATGAGGCTTTATTAGCCGAAACCCCGAAAGGGGTCATTTGCAAACAACCAAAAGAGGAAACAAAATGGCACAGACTCAAATTTTCAGAGGCGTTGAAACGACCACCTATTGCGACCAAGATGGGGCGCTTGTGGGTGTATATCGGGGGACTCCTGTAGTTCGCCAACTAGGGAACAAGATCACGCTTAAAACGGGCGGTTGGAAGTCTCGCACCACTAAATTAAGAATGAATCAGTTCTCTAGATCTTATTGTCAAAATCGGTTCGGGGTAACTCAAGAAAATTATGAATGGTTTTTAATTCTTAATGATCAAAAAATCCCGTTTGATGGCGATCAGATCTCTTTCGAGGTGTGATCTATGAAGATTTATTACTATTGCGGAATCACTCGACAAGAGCGGGTTTTACACGCAAGCAAACATTTTGCAAAAGATCAGGCATTTTTTTGGGGCTACCTTGAGCGGTTAGGGGATAGCTTACATTTAATCGAACTAGATGAGGGGGAAACATGGGCTACACCATAGACGATCTATTTATCTCTGTTAATGATATATACGAACAATACGACGAGGGCGAGATTCCGTTGGATGAGGCTAACGACATCTTAAAACGATGTTGCGAGTCCTTTATTCAAGCGCTAGAGGAAAAGGCTCGCTTGGCAGCATGAATTAAATTTAGCCTGAAAAATCTCAGATTTGGGATTTTTTGGAGTAAGTTTTTTGTTTTTCCGTTTTCTAGTGCGTAGTAATACGCCAAAAAAGGCCAGAACCAGGCTTGAGGCGGTATTTTACTGGTTTCCGGATTGTAATTCGTAGCACAAGGCTAAATTTTAAAAGGAGGAGTCATGCAAAAGAAGTGGTTTGATATTTTTTTTAAAGGCGAGTACTTAGGCGCTATGTTTTTGCCAGCGTCTAAACCAAAAGCAGTGCAAGAAGTGTGTAATAGGCTTGAAAAAACAGGCTTGCAGTATGTTTCATCAGATTTTTTACTAAAAGAAATGGAGAAAGTATGAAATATAAAGTATATCTAATTGACAAAACTTTAGAGGCAGATACGCCTGTTGATTTGCACAACTTAGTATGGGATTGGCAAATCGACCACCAAATATCGGAGGAAGATTGGACTAGCCCAGCAGTCTGGTTCGGTAATGAAGTAATAGGCGTAATTAATTACAACGGGAGGATATGTGCTGAACAAGAGAGAATTAAGCAAAAAGGCTAATGCCATGAAAGACGTTCAAGAATCAATTGATTACTTAACCGCAAAGAAAGAGGAGTACTCAGGGATTGCCCTGGCTATTGTAGAAAAACATTTAGGTTATGCTTTACTTAAAAAGGAGGAGTTATGCAAATCAACAGAGAATACTTTATCAACCAAATAGAACAATATCTACACACAATGGAGAAAGATGAGATGAAACCATATGCCGTCAAGGTTAGCTACAGAGGAACAAAATACTATTATTTAGATGCGCCCGATGAGTGCGAGGCTGAAGAAATAGCTTGCGAGATGTTTGAGAGTGAGTTTAAGCTAGATAATGTTGAAACAGAAGGCTATGCCGAGGGAGACAGTGACGATGAATGACGAACTTAAGTTGGAAGATGTAGTCTGCGTATTTTTATTTGGCCTTTTTGTTGTAGCGTGGTGCTTAGTATTAGGTTATTACACGATAGAAACGAACTTATCCATACGGTTGAAAGATTGGAGGATAAGGGCGGTTTTGCGGTATCATTGGGTAAAGCTGCATTATTGGCTGACGATGACAACCTAAAGATACTTGTAAAAGCGTTTCCCGCTATATTCTCAACAAGCAATAGCATAAGGCTAATTAAATGAATGCAGTCATTATCTATCTAAAAGACGGTAAAAACGGCAAAGTAGAGCTTTCTATGGAGCTAATCGGCGATCCTGGTCAGTCTTTTTTGGTAGGTAATGCTGTAGTAAACAACCTTGTGGATTTAAATAGCGTTGTTTTCGCTAATAATGAGTTTACCCAGAGACCGCATGACCGATTGCAATAAGCGATAGGCCAGCGGTTTCTGCACCCACTCTTAACTCATAATCATTGAAATCCTCGCCCTCTACTGGCGATACCCAATAAGGCATACCCGTTTTCTTAGCTACTTTGATCCCAATCGGATCATTGTCGGCTACGATTAAGCAATCAGGATAGTTCTTTGCTACCTCTAAGATGTTATTAGCCGAGAAACATACATGGATGGTATAGCGCTTTTTAACAGTCTTTAAAGCCTTTCTAATGGATAGAGCAGTAGCCAACCCCTCACAAAGAATGTGTCTTCCCTTGGCGTCAATCCTAAATTCAGCACCTTTAGTAATCTGTCCAGAAAGAAACCTTTTGCCACCCTCTTTGTCTATCATCTGACAACCTACCAATGACTGGTTTATACGCATTGGAACAATCAGCATTTCTTTCCATACCGACAGTTTTTTATCTCCTGCAAAACCTTTGCTAGCTAAGTAAGGATGAGTTCCTTTTGTTGCGGAATTC